ATTTCAAGGTTATATTTCTTTATTACGTCCTTAACCATCTTTTTGTTATAAACAATGGGAAAATGAACCTCATAAAACTTCCCATTGGGAAAATCTTTGTATAATTTACAGATTTCTTGATAATACCTACCCTTATGAAACGGATATTTATCAACCCATTCTTTAATTGTCTTATTATAGTAATAGGGAATTGTTTCGTAATCTTGCAACAGAAAGAAGTCGTCATTCATGAATATAAAGTCATCAGAAATATCTTCTTGCTCTATTAAAAACTTAATTTTATGTGCTACATTCTTGTATTTGTGTCCCCTATTATCTGGAACAAGATAATGAATTGCCTTATCGTTGAAAAATTTCGGTTTATATCCGATTAAGAATAGTTTATCAAATTTTAAATGTTTTTCTGCACTTCTCACGGAGAATCTCAACTCGTTGAATCCCCACACCCCCTCTCTACCTGTGACATAAACAATATCCATTGCTTATAACAAATGAATTACTGGTGCCGTTGTACACCTGCAGTTGGGCTCGCTTGGGTACATAAGCCCATTGCTAAATGGCTGGTCTAATTCTACTTGTTCCCCATCCATCATAAGATGCTCATCTCTTATTCGGTCGTCTAATGTTCCAACCCATTCTTTTCCCTCTACGATTTCGCTTTGATTGTACGCTTCTAAGTGAGCTTCGTTTACAACCGCATTTGTTTCCGTTCTTGCAATAAGAGTAGCCCGATAATCAGAAAACTCATCATAAACCTCCAAAATCCTGTCTTCTAATTTTTTTATTCCTTCTCCCGCCGCTATTCCTTCTGCCAGTGTCTCTGTTAATCTCGTTAATGTAGTATTGTTGATAGCGTTGGCAAAGAAAGTTGCTCTCTTAATAAGCAAATCTAAAATTCTCGGTCCTGTTGCCTTTTCAATATCAAATGGCTTATCTATTGAAATCAATTGCATTGCATCTTCTCCAGATTCTTTAAAAATTGAAAGAAATAATGGAAGGAATGTCTCTTTGAATAATTGATTTTGCTCCTTTCTGTTAAATAGTTTTCTTATTTCTTGCTTTGTTTTCGGTTGTTCTTTTCTAAATCTTTTAAGGAACTCTTCTTTCTGTTGATTTGTTGTTTTTATGACTAATGCCCTCAACCTTTTGCTTTTCTTTTCAATGTCTTTGGTTCTATAATCCCAATATTGTTTTCTTCTCTCCGTATCTGTAAAGAGAGAATTTTCTTTGATTCCCTTTTTGAGGACAAAATCTTTATTTAATTCTTTCACAACCTCATTTTTTACAGCATTCTTAACTTTTATAAGCTCTTCTCTTAGCTCTTCTTTCATTTTTAATTTTAACCTTAACCCCATTTTTCCCCTGAGATTCTTAAATCCCTTTTCTTCATCTGTTTGTTGAATAGACCCAATTGGCTGCATTGTCATCGGTCTGTATAGCGAATCTCCCCCCTCTATAGGCTCTAATCCCGCCTCTCGCCTTGCTTCATTTATTGTAACCCACCTGTCTATTCCCAAATTAAGCTCTTTAAGCCTCATCTCTCTATTAACAGGAACAGGATCTTCAAATGTAAGCAGGTATTCTGGCCCGAAATCTGGCGTGATTAGTTGCTCATTTATTTTATCAACAAACCTTTTAACCTCTGGAATAACTGTTTCGCTTAAGAAAATATCCAAAGCGGTTTCGGCATTGGCCCTGTTGACGTCATCTGTAATAGCTATAATTGGTTTAGGAACTTTAAACGCCACTAAAATATCATCCCTTGTAAACCTCATTGATTCTATAAAATCCATCTCTTTCTGTGATAAGCTAATTTGATTATATTTAGCCCCCCCCCACAATACCCCGATTTTTGAATTCTTTCCGATTCCCTTATGTCTTAATTCCCAGCCGTCTTTTATTTCTTTTCTTTGGGTTTCTGTTGGATATCCCTCAAGCTCTATTACAGCATCTGGTCTTGCATTATTTAAAAAGAAATCTCTTTGATAAAGCGATGCATATTCCTCTGTGTCTACCCGATTTTTTGCAGAAGACAATGGAGACATTCCGAAATACATTTCAAGGGGCGAGGGATACTTAATATGAATCATATCTTCTGGCTCAACTCTCATTTTCTGCCCATCTGCCGTTAAAATCTCATAATGGCTAATGTATTTTTCTTTATCGGGATAGATTGTAACAAAATCTGGTCTAATGTTCCAAAGCTCGGCAACCTGTCCCGAATTGTTTCTTATTTTTAATATAAAAGAATCTCCCGTTAATTTCCTATTGATAACATCTGTTTCAAGAAACTCTGACTTCGTGTAAAAAGGATTAACCCTGTAAAGCAGGTCTAAAATTGGGTGGTTTTTAATTTCCTCGACATCTCCTGAACTGTTAATAATCCTGTATAAAGAGAAATCAATGCTTCCCACTTTTTCTGCTATCTTTGAAACGCACGCATAGACATAAAGGGATTTGCCGTATGCCTCTAAATATGCTCTATCATTCCAGTTCTGCCCGAATAACCTGTTTACCAGACCAAGTGTTGGTGCCGATAAAGCACCCACCGCTTTTTTTCTTAATCCGAAGAGTCCTTTGATGTTTGAAAATAAACTCATAATGTTATAACCATTGAAATCCGGGAGAGACTGCCTTTGCATCTGTTATAATGGCGTATCTGCCAGCGTCTAACAAATGATCGTTTTCTTTTACCGGCTCTTCTAATGGTTTGTTATCTTTCATTTTCCACGAATATGTTTTAACTTCTTTTAATAAATTGATTGATCTTTTTGTTATATAAAACTTTTGGCTTTTGATTTTATCAATGCCATCTTTTATTTCAACCTTTGCACATGGCAAGATGTTGAAATTATGTCGTCTGATTTCCTCTATTCTTGCTGGCTCTGCCGAGTCTGCATAGATTATATCGTTCTCGCTTATTATCTTTTCTTTAACGAGTTGCTCAAGCCTTTTAATCAAATCTATGTTTGTCATTCCTTTTTCGTATAAGATTTCATCCCAATAATAATCTTTGTCTTTTACTGCAATCTTAACCAATGCTGTTTGATTATTAAATCCGAAATCTAATCCGAATAAAATCTTGTCTGGCGACTCTGGCAAATCATCGCAATATTCCCAATGGGTGTAAATTAAAGATTCTGCTATTCCTTTTAATCCCAGTCCGTAAATTCTCCAATAATTCTGGTCTTTATTTTTATATCCCTCAATCTCTTTTACCAATTCTTTCGGCAAGAAGGGATTGTCTAAATAGGTTGAGTTGATAACAATACAATCTTTTCTTGGTTCTAAATCGTCATAAATCCAGTGAAACATATGGGAGGGATTAAAATCCATGAAGATCTGCTTGTCTGTTCTCATATTAAGCTGTTCAAAGTCCTCTTTTGAAAATTCATTTGCCTCATTCATCCACAAATAATTTCTCCTTCTGCTTCTTACCTTGATTGGTTCGTCTACTGATATAAAATCTACTTCACTTCCCGATGGTTTGTATTTATAAGTGTGCTCTGATTTATTATGCCACTCTTCTTTGTAAATTCCGCTGGCTTTTAGCACATTGAAAAAGTCCTTCATTGCCGTAGCTCTTAAAGCCGGCATTGTTTTTCTCGCAATAGTTAATTGCGAATTTTTCTCTTTAAGCATTATTATCATAAAGAGCTGTGCCAAGCTTATAGTCTTGCTACTTCCTGTGCCCCCAATATTTAACACAATTCTATGTGCCTTGCTCTGGTATTCCTGAAGATTTTTCTGAAAGACTGTTGTTGCTTGAAGGTTGATTTTCATTGTTTTGCCTTGTTTTGATTTCTATTTCAATTTTCTCAACGTTTTCGTCCATCCCCATATTTATCGTCTGCGTTGGCATGCCGTCAACATAATTCACTATCATTTTAATCATATCTTTGTCTTGCTCGTTTATTGCCATGTGAACTATATTTCTTGCCAACGTTTCCACCCTTTCTCTTTCTTTGCCGTCGCTTGTTTTTACTATCTCTTGAAGAATTTGTTTTATTTTGCTTATAACAGAAATACTTCCCTTTGGTCTCCCCTTTGGGTTTGCTGTATTGCCCGGCAATAGCCTTCCCCTCTCATCTCTTGCCGGCTTGATTTCACCTGTTTTTTCAAGTTCTTCTTCCATAATATAAAAACACAAAAAGACTCGCCCAAAAGCGAGGAGAAACCTAAATTATATTAGTG